TCGTTTAAGGCTGGAGTACGACGCTGATCTACGCCGGGTATAAGCTTGACTGAAGCATGAGGCATGTTGTTTTACCTCGACGGGCTGGATACGACAGCCGGAGACTGCGATGTCCAACCACTGGACTCAAACTTCTTGCGGGCTTCTTCAACCGTCGCGCCCTTCAGAAGGATTTGGTATTGGCCCTCATAAGACTGAGCCATTTCCGGGTCATCAGAAGCCCGACCAAAGTTGCGCTGATAACCTGACACAAAAATCATGCTCGCCATAATAAGTACGTCGGGCAGATACTTGCTGATAAAGGTTTCAGGGTTAGCCGACGAAAGACTATTGGGCCGGTATGTGCCAACGATTTCAACGTAATACTGCTGGTCGGGAAACGGGCCTACATAGTAGAGGTTGTCGTTAAACGCAGTAAAATACTGAGGCAAACCAGTGGCCGTTGACGAGCCGTATACTGCATCAAGAAACTCTTTAGCGACGGGCAAACAAGGGTTTCGCGTGCCAAGGTCAGGGTTAATCGTCCCCGCTGGGGTTATCACATTTATCTGTTCTGTGACGACAAACGTGCCTTCTGGAATTGTCAACGACCGGCTGCCAGTGACCAGCGGGTAACCTGTCACCGACGTAGACGTAAACAGAAAGTCTAGATCACGGTACATCCGATTTTCGGCGTAGGTAATCATCTGGGGCAAAATAGTAACGAACGCAGAGTCATTTTCATCAACGACCGCAAGCGTGGCTATTTGCGTCTTGTAAGTGCTGTATGTAAGGCCGGTTGTCATGTTAACCCCGCTGCTTCCTTATTCTAGCACTTATTTCGCGTCGTGACACCACGCCTCTCGTTTGGCGTTATTTACCTTTATTTCACCAATTGTTTGATTGGTGTCTTTCTTAGACCACGTAACATCACGCCAAATACCACAAACCTTGGTATTTGTATTATCAGTCCCGACGATGCCCGTCAGTGTCGCGCAGCCGTTCAGGATCAAGGTTGACGGAATTAGCAGCATCCAGCGCATCTTTGGTCCTTTCAATAATGTCAGCTTGAGCCCTAGCCTTCATGTCCTCGACGGCATCAGCCCTGATCTTAAAATAGACGCCAAAGAGGACGACAAGAATGCCGCCCCCAATGGTGATGTAACGCCCAAGCGGGGTAAACAGCAAGGCAATCATGCGCCCTCCTCGTCAAGCCTCTGTTTCCTAAAGTACCACGCTGCACCAGCCGCAGCGATGATGACAAACAGGATTAGGATTGTCGGGCTCAATGAACCAAGCAGATCACCGCCCTCTCTGACCATCGGCATAACTTCCCGCACGACAGCAACCGTACCCAATCCGCCAGCCACTACCGCAGCGTTAGCTTCTCTGGACTGCGTGATGGACTTGGACGCCTTGGGCTGGTCAGGCTCTGCTCTGGCCTCATCAACCGGGACGGGCTTCTCAGTATCAAGGCCACGCCACAACTTTACCTCTGCCCTGCGGCGACGAACCAGCCCCGGCAATTCACGACCACCGCCCTTGGTCCACTTCATAAACTCGGCAGGAACCTCGTCAAACTTCTCGGCGTTGACACGCTTCAGCAGTGTAGACTTAGCAAGAGCGCCAACGCCAGCGTTGTAGGCAAAGTCTACCAGCGCATCAAACTGCCCCTGTGTCAGATCAACTTTAACGTACTTTCGGACGCCCTCTTCGTACTGCCCTATGTCTCGCGCTAGGACTTCTTCAGCTTTGTCCTTGGTAATCATAAGATCGGGCTTAACGATTGGAATGCCTGCGGCAGATGTATGGCCGTAACCAATTGTTAAGATGCCAACTGGATCAATGTACGCTTTTAGTCTGAGACCCTCGAATTCTTTTACTAATTCTAAGCCGGACTGAGACATTTTCATTTGTCAGCCTTTCGGTCGCGAACATCATCAATCTTACGAAAGATTTCGTTTAAGATAGCTTTAACCTCGCGCATATCCTCACGGAACTCGTCCTTTGCAATATAATTGCGCGGGAGGTCCGTCTCAACTTTATGCAGGTCGTCCCTAAGCTCTTTAACCGCGTCCCAAAGTTGACGGCCAAACCAGCCTAAAGCCGATAGAAGAATACCTGCCGCTACGTTAAATAGGGTTTGGAAGTCCATTTCATGTTGCTTTCTCCCCCTCGCCATCAACCGTGCCAGAATAATACTTCATATTGTTCTGCAAGCGAAGATCATTTGGCTCCATAGATGCAGCTATCTCACCCTGCTTGATTGCGATCTCTCGCAGCCCAAGGTTATGAGCAGAGATAGCTGCTAGATCATGCAGGCCATACCCCCAAACGGTGGGGTCGCAGGTATAGACCAAAGCCTTATCCTTGATCTTCAACCCACGCATAGCTGAGGCAAAACACTCTTCCCAGCGGTGCTGGCGATACATAAGCATAGCCAGCTCGTACCACGGTTCACGGGTGTTGGGAGCCTCGCCAACGGCTTGGTAATACCACTTCTCAGCCTGCGCTGTGTCACCAGTCTCTGCGTATGACTTGCCCATAAGGCGCATAGCATAGCAGCGTTCGTTCTGATTGCTGGCAGCGTTCATGCCCAGATAGGTGGTGAGAGCCTTCTTGGCATCATCCCAACGCCGGTAGAACGTCAGTTCGCGAGCGTAGTAAAAGAAATGCTGAGGGTCTTTGTCGTCCTCTTTGACTGCAACCTCCAGTATTTCCATATATTGCCCACGGCTCTTGGTCGGGTCAGGGTGATGGCTGACAAGAAGGTGATTGCACCAAGCCGTGACGTGTTCAACGCGACCGTCAATCCGCAGGTCTTCGTGGCAGGGGTGATGCCAGTGGTAGCCGTGGCGGCTGTGAATTTTTCGGTATGGGAACCGAAGATTGTGGCCCCAGTCAAAGTAGTACCAGAGGTTCGTTGTCTTGCCCGGTATCCAGACTTCCTCAATCTTTTCTTTCCAGCCGGGCTCTAAAACCTCGTCCAAATCCAGACTGATGCAGATGTCAATATTCCGGGGAATAAGAGCAAGAGAAGCATTACGAGCGAGATCGAAACGCCAAGGGCTGATGTAAATATCTTGGACAACCGCCCCGCATTCGAAAGCAAGGTCAGCCGTTCTGTCAGTGCTTCCAGTATCCGCAATAAGGATATAATCAGCATCCTTAGCCGATTTGCAGAATCGTTCAACGAACTGCTCCTCGTTCTTACTGACCGCGTACACGCAATAGCTCAAGGCGATCTTGTGCTTGGAGTAAACGTATACCCCTATCTCGCCATCGACAATGGACCAAGTTGGCTTGCCAAAAGCTTCTTTGACCTCGGTATCAGACCAATCGTCTTTGACGTGGCGCTCGTAGGGATTACCCTCGTATTCGTCTTGCGGGTAATGGCCGATTGGTATGCTGATAATGACCGTATCAGCCCAAGACTTTGCCTTTTCAACAAGAGCCGTTGCCTCGGCTACAGTCATATGCTCAAGGACATCTCCAAGAAAACACACGTCGAAATGCTCGTCGGTCGAGAACTCGCGGGCGTCCTGAAGGATAAAGTTTTGGTATAGAGCCTGTAGCCCGTACTTCTCTGCGTAAGGCTCCCAAATCTCAACGCCGGTAAAAGCTAACTTTGGAAACAACTTTGCGTAAGTGCCTTCGCCGCAGCCTATATCCAAAGCTGTCTTTGGCTCCGGCAGCTTTGACATAACCCATTTGATACTGGCTTTGCCAGATTGTGAACTTGTCGGCATCTACGCCCCCGCTGCATATTGGCCGCTAAAATGATACGCCCCAAAATGCCCTAGTTCACACCAAGGGGCAACCCAGACCTTACCATCTCGCTCGCGGTACATATTGCAGAAGTTGTAGTCCTCCGACAGCAATTCGCCGTCAATGTTCTGAACCTTGAAGAAGTCGTAGACTTTCTCACCAAACGGAACCGTAACGCCACCGTTGGTGTAGTAACCAACATGATCCTTCAAGTCGTCAAAGACATCGCGCCGGATCAACATGAACCCGGTGCCGACGTGCTTGACCTCAAACGGCTCATCTGCCGATTTCATCTCATGCCCCGGCAGCTTGTTCACATTGAAGATGCCGGTGAGCTTGCTCAGGTCTGGGTGATTAAGGACCGCCCCTTGCTTCACCCGGCTCCAGTTAATGCCCTTCATTGGTACAGCGCCGCCAAGAATAGGCTTATCAGCCTTGAGCATCTTGGCGACATCTGCCGGTCGGAAGCTCTGATCTGCGTCAACAAACAAAAGGTGCGAGGCGTCCATATTCAGGAAATGCCACGCAATCGTATTGCGACCGCGCTGGATCAGGCTCTCATTGCCCAAGAAGATGCAGGTGACGGTATGTCCGTGCTGCTGCATAGCGTCTTTCAACGCCATCAGCGACTGAACATACTCACTGCAACACATGCCGCCATACATCGGCGTGCCAATAACTAAGTGCATTGTAGTCCCCCCTTATACAAGCATTAGGCGTTTAGAGCGTCCAAACGGCCCCATACCCAGTCAGCAGCCTTTGCCGGGTCAAAAGGCACCGGCTCATCTGTGGGATTTACCGCAGGCTCCGTCCAATTGGCTCCGACCGTTGCAAGGTAAGACTGCAAATCAGCTTTGGCGGCAATCGGCTCAAAGTCACCTGTTGCGCCGTCCTTGGAGATGCCAACCATCACCATATCACGCGGGCTGGGCGTTGCCGGATCACCAACAACATACACGCCGCCTACACCGTCCTCCCCCAGATAGAGGAAGTCAGGGATGGTGCCTTGGGCTGTCAGGCGATACTTCATGACTTGATGGGCCATTTTATTCTCCAGTAGCAGCGGTTAACTGCGGCACGTTGGTCAGAGACGATGGATCAAATACAGCAAACCCACGATAATTAGCAAACTTTGCTGGGTCATCAGCCCACTTGTCGGCGCACGCCTCAAGCCATTTTACGGTCATTTCGTGCGTCGGCGGGATGCCCTTGGAGACAAGCTCATTCTCCATAGTGAGATAGGCAAACACCTCGGCCTGAGCTTGAGCTGCGTTGATGCCAAGATCAAACAAGTAGATCATGTTGCCTTCGTCGATCACGCCATTGCGCGAGCGGGCAGCGTTAAGACCCTGCTTCATGCACGTCATGATGTGGTAGCGGGCTTCTTCGCGCTCGTAATCTTCTTCGGTGATCTCGTTCTTGCCAACCCTCTCAAGCAGTTGTTTGTGCTGATTGACCATAAAATTCATCTTGCGAATAGCGCCGTTGACGTGGTTTTGAGTGCCTTCAAGGTGGCTGTCGATCTCAAGGATTTCGATCTCCAAAAGCTCAGAGTCCAAGGCATCAGTGCAAGCGAGAAGTTCTGCCTGCTTCTTTTTGAGTTCAACCTGCTTCTTACGCAGTCCAATGTAGGCTTCCTGCAAAGCAGACTTGGTGCGGTCGATCTCAGCCAAAGTGTGCTTGATTGAGCGGATTGGCGTGATGGCTGTTACGTCTAGCGTCACAGACATGAATTGGCTGTGAGACTTGTGGAAGTTGCTGGTGTCGCGTGTGACGGCAGGCATACAGCACTGAATGTTTTCCAACATCAGGTTGTACTCTGGCTTTGTTACAACCAGAGCATTGTTCATGTTGCCGAGAATAAGATCGTTCATAGTTCCCCCTGTAGTAGTTAAAGTCCGCCGCTGTCATTGGAGCAAGCTGCTGCTGCTCGAATACTTTCAGTTAAACTACCAAAATTAGCTGCATTGCCGGTAGAGGCTATGGTTACATAATCTAGATTGCTAGTGTAGCTGTCCCCCGAAGTAGAGCCTGAACCTATAATTCCTCGAACTTTTGAAGAAGTTGCGGCAGCAATTTGTTTGCCAATTGTTAAGTCTCCAAAATCAATTGCGTTGCCAGTGCTTGCAATGGTTACATACTCAATAGTATTAGAGTAAGCTGGGTTGTTCCCACCCGCAAAAACTCCTCGCGTACTAGAAGAACAAGCCACTAAACTTTTGTTATTGTCGGAGAGATCGCCAAAATCTATTGCATTTCCTGTTGAGGCTATAGTTATGTAGTCTATAACACTTGTTCTAAACGGACTCCCAGAAGTTCCTCCTCCTCCAAAAACTCCACGAGTTGGCGATGAACAACCACCAAGTTCTCCACGAGCCACAGTAAGATCACCAAAAAAAATTGCATTGCCAGTCGTAGCAATCGTTACAAAATTAATAGTGTTAACAAGCCCCGGAGCTTCGCCCCCCGCAAATATACCTCTTGTAGTGGAGGAACATGCTCCGGGTAAAAAATTGCTATCGGGTAAATCACCAAAATCTATAGCGTTGCCCGCGCTTAATATGGTTACGTAATCTATAATATTTGCGCTTGAATTTCCTCCGGCAAAGAGTCCCCTCGTGGAGGACGCGCAGGCGGCAAGACCATTGCGCCCTACCGTTAAGTCACCAAAATCTGTAGCGTTGCCCAGTGTAGCTATCGTTATATAGCCAATTATGTTGCTTTGCCCAACTGGGGTAGCACCACCACCAAACAGCCCGCGTGCGTTCACATTTCCCGCTACCGGCCACAGCCCTTGCTTGATCCAGTAGGTAGCCTCCATAATAGTCCACACGCCGGGAGCAGCTCCGTCCTGATACGGGCCAGCAGGTGTTACTTGCGTCTTGCGGATTAACCCGCCGGGCCAACGTGACATTAGGAAAGCCCTCCGTGACAGCTAGAGCAGGCAGCGCCATTAGATGTGCTTGCAAACAAATCACCAAAATCAATAGCGTTCCCTGTCGTCGCAATGTTTATGTAATCAATTATGTTGGTTTCCGTATCAGTGCCGCTATCATATCCAGCCATATTCAACCCCCTAGTATTCGAGGAAGCTGCACCCATACCCTGTCGCACAGATGTAGTCATGTCGCCAAAATCTATAGTGTTTCCGAGGGACGCAATGGTGATGTAAGACATCACGTTTGTTGGTCCGTTGATCATCCCTCGTGTATCTGAACTGCATCCAGCGCCATAATCACCGGAACTACCTTGAAGAGCGGAACCGCTCAAATTTCCAAAGCTGCTTGCGTTTCCAGCAGAGGCAATAGTTATGTAATTGTTTACAGAATTTGAATCACCTTCAGTAGAAAATCCCATAGCAAAAATACCGCGCGTAGATGAACCGCACGTTCTAAATTTTCTACCCTTTACCGTCAAATTTCCAAAATTAAGTGCATTGCCAGTTGAGGCTATGGTGATGTAATCCATTGAACTTGAATTACTTACCCCATCATCATTTGACCCTCCCCCAAAAACACCACGAGTAGCATTAGAAAGGCCACTGCAATAATTTCTTGGAATTACTAAATCACCAAAATCGGTGGCGTTCCCAGTGGAAGAAAACGTCACGTATTCCATTGTATTTATGCCTGTGCCGTCTCTC